TTAGCCATCGATCTCGATCCTCCGATAAGGTCCGGGTCCGAACTGATCGGACAGTTGTGCAACCTCGACGGCGAAGGGGACGACGGCCCCATCCGCCGCCTGCATGGCCGCCGTGTAGGTCCAGCCGGGCACGGTCACGGACTCGGCCCGCAATTCGTCCCCGGCAAGGGTCATGACCCGCAGCACATAAAGCTCGCGCGCCTCGCCAAGCGGCACCTCGACCGATGCCCAGCTGTCGCCGTCGAGCCGCGTGCGGCGCATCCAGCTCAGCGTCAGATCGCCCCCAGACTGCCTCCGTGCCCCGAGATGGCAAGGCGCATAAGGTCGAAGCCCGATCCCGTCGAAAGCCAGCTTTGCATGGCTGTAGCTCGGATCGTCATAGGCCTGCGTCCCCGGCCCGAAACGGTAATGCCGCGCAAGCCCCCGGGCCGAGGCAGGCAGGGCGATCTGCGACAGGCGCGCATCGATCAGGACGACCGTGCTGCCGACCGGCCAGAGCTCCGGCATGTGGGCCTCGGTTCCCGCCTGCCCCCTGAGCCGCCGCCGCAACTCGTAGGTCCCGGGCGCGACGAGCTCTGCTTCGGCAAACTGGAACAGCTCCCAACCCGCGGCATCGCCCGTTCCTATGGCCGCCAGATTTGCGCCCGCCAGCAGCTCGGCCTCCCCGACCGAGGACAGGGTTCCCGAGGCAATTTTCACCCGCAAGGCGGGTCCCCGGTCCCAACGTCCCGGCGCCGCCGCATGAAGCGGGGTCTCGGCAACCCCGATCACGGCCGGGCGCTCCAGCGTGGTGTTCAGGCTATACCCCGCATCCTCGACCGCCGCGTAAAGATCGACGCTTCCGGGCCAGGGCACCGCAGCTGCCGCCAGATAGGGCGCATGCGGCACCTCGTCTCCGGTCAGAAGCGGCAGATCCATGAACAGGGCATGGACCGGCACCGGTGCTGCGAAAGCGGCCTGGACCACGCCCCGATCCTCTATGCGGGGCGGCAGATACAGCCCGCGCTCGACCCGCACCGCCTCGATCCGGCGCGCCTCCCCGAGATCGACCCGGTCGATCCGGTAATCGCCGGAGGACAGATGCATGACATCGCCCGCCCCCACCGACAGCGATGACAACGGCAACGCCAGCTGCACCCGGTCGCGTGCGACACGCGATTCGGCAAGCCAGCGTTCGACGATGGCCTGCCCCTCGGCACCGGTCAGCACCAGCGGCAACTCGCTGGCCGAGACCGTCCGGCTGGGCTCGTCTGGAAAGATCGCCTCCGCGGCACGGGTCTCATAGGCGCCATCGGCCTCGATGAAGGACAACCGCACCCGCCCGGCAGTTTCCGCATCGGGCGTCCGGCTGTGTTCGATATCGCCCGCCAGCTCGCCGGTCCGGGCCAGATCGGCGGCATCGATGACCACACCCTCCCGGCCGTCGCGGTTGAAGAAGGTGATCCGCCCGTCGCGTTCGGCCGCCTCGATGCCATAGGCCAGCATCAAGGGCTGCAGCGCCGCCCGCGCCCCGGCGAGATCGCCGATGACATAGCCCCGCACCAGACCATAGACACCAGAGACATCCGGATCGGCAACGCCCGCCCCGGTGCAGATCTCGCGGATCACCGCATCCAGCGACTGAGCCGAGGCGCGCCCATTCAGCCAGTGGCCCCGGCCGTAATTGGCGCCATCCGACCAGAGCGCATGATTGCCCGGAAACTGCGGATAGGGCCGGGCATCCCATGCCCAGACATGGGCGCGGGACATGTCGACCATCGGCGCTCCGTAAAGCGCCGAGACCGGATTGATCGCGGGATCGGCCCAATAGCCCAGCATCGCCCGCAGATACTGATGCTGGATCAGGTCGTCGCGTGCGCCGGTCGAATAGGGCGGCAACGCGTTCTCCGAAGATTTCGGATCGCTGAAGAGGTTGGGCGCATTGGTGCCCTTGTCGACGGCCGGGCAGCCGAGCTCGGTGAACCAGATCGGCTTCGATTGCGGCACCCAGGCGGTCGGCTCCGCGCTGCGCACCCCGTCGATCCGGTCGTGATGGGCATTCTGCCACCAGCTCCGGAGATCCTTGTAGCGCCAGACCCAGGGCTCGCCATAAGCCCCATCGGAGATCGGGCTGCGGATCTGTGCATCGCGCGCCGCCTGCGAGGCGTAATACCAGTCGAACCCTTCTCCGCCCTCGATATTCGAGCGCAGATAGTCCTGATCGTAGATCGTTCCCCAACCGGCATCGGCATGCTCATCGCCATCGCGCCAGTCCGACAGCGGCATGTAATTGTCGATCCCGACGAAATCGATCGCAGGATCGGCCCAGAGCGGATCGAGATGGAACAGCACATCGCCTGTCCCGTCTTCGGGATGAAAACCGAAATATTCGCTCCAGTCGGCCGCATAGCCGATCTGGCAGGACGGGCCGACGATCTCGCGCACATCCGCCGCCAGCGCGCGCAGCGCGTCCACCGCCGGAAACCGCCCCTCCGCGCCCCGGATCGTCGTCAGCCCGCGCAGCTCCGAGCCGATGCAAAAGGCAGAGACCCCGCCCGCCAGAGCACACAGATGGGCGTAATGCAGGATGAAGCGGCGATAGCTCCACTCCTCCGGTCCCGAATACAGAATGCCCTGTCCGGAAACCGCGAAATCCTCCGGCCGCGCGGCCCCGAAGAACAGCGCCACCTCATCCTCGGCAAACCGGCTGCCATCGGTCGTGAAGGCGTGGCTCGGCGCGAAATTCAGCGTGATGCGACCGCGCCAGGGCAAGGGCGGCTGCCCCGCCGCCCCGGTATAGGGATCGATCAGGGAGTTGCCCGCAAGCTGGTCCATCAGAATGAACGGGTAGAAGACCGCCTCCTGCCCGCGCTGACGCAGCGCCCGGATCGCTTCGACGACACTGGCATCGGCCGGCGTACCGCCATAGACCGGCTTGCCGTCGACATGAGGCACGACTTCGGCCATGCTCCGGCTCAGCCCCGCGACCCGCCAGGGCATCGGCCGGCCGTCGAATTCAGTCTGCTCGACCTTGGGCCTGGGCCGCGCCACCGGCGCCCGCAGATCCGAGGCAAACCAGCTCACCACCAGAGAAACCGAGCCGACATTCGGCAATTCGCCCTGCAGCATGTCGAGAGATGTCGCAATGTCGGTCTTGCCGCTGGGGGTGTTGACATTGACCGAAGCGGCCTGCCCGGGCCCGTAGGAGAAATGAACCGGCGTCGTCGCCAATGCGTATTCACCCGTGCCCGGGATCAGAGCCATGCCCCGCACCAGCCCGGGCAGATCGTCAACCGCACCGGCGGCGCGGCGCACCACCTCGAAGGTCAGCTGCGGCACCCGGTTGCCGAACCGGGCCAGCTCCATGTCCTCGATCACGACATAGGCCGTCCCGCGATAGGCCGGAGCACGCCCCTCTCCTTCGACCGCCTCGATCAAGGCATCGGGCAGCTGGTCCTCCGCCCCGTCATAAACCCGCATCGTCAGAGATTGCGGCTCGATCTCGGTCCCGTCCGCCCAGATCCGGCCGACCCGGGCGATCCGACCTTCGCAAAGCGCGATGCCCAGGCTCACCGAATAGCTGTATTCCTTGACCTTGGGCTTGCTGGGCGCCCCCTTGCCGCCACCACGCGTGCTGACCGTCTCGCGAAAGCGCGAGGCCCAGATCACCTGCCCCGCGACCCGCGCCCGCCCCCAGAGCCGCCCCAGCGCCGCCCCCTCGCTTGCCCCGGTCAGGCGAAACCGCTCGACCTTGCCGGTCTCGACCGCCTGCGATCCGCTGCCCAGCAACTGCTGATCGATCACCCGCCCCAGCGTCGCACCGACCGCCCGGCCAAGGACCGCGCTCGACAGCCCCAGCACCGAGCCGCCCAGCGCCGAACCGGCCGCTGCGCCGGCCGCCGACAATACGATTGTCGCCATGGATCAGATCCTTTCCGGGAAGGCGAACCGGGCAACGATCCGCCGCGCCCAGGGCGCGGAGAGCGAGCTTTCGACGACGCCGCGGCCGGAATAGGCGTGAATGAAGCTGGGCATCTCGAACACCCGCCCCTGCAGGCCGAGATGCTTGGCCACCGTGTCGTCGCGCATCCGGAACAGGATGACATCGCCCTCGGCGGCCTCCTCCAGCGGTCGGACGAGAAGATGCCGCCTCGCCGCCCGCCACAGGACCTCCTCGCCCTGAGGCTCGGACCAGTCCGGCGTATAGGGCGGCACCTCTTCCGGCTCGCCGCCGTAAAGCGCGCGCCAGACGCCGCGCAACAGGCCCAGACAATCGGCCCCGGCGCCCCGCACCGTGCCCTGATGCCGATACGGCGTTCCGATCCAGCGCCGCGCCTCGGCGGCGGCCCGCTCTCCCATACTGATCATGACTTCAGACTTCCCCCGTCGTTCACACCGGCACGGGTCGGATAGCTCATCAGCCAATCCTCGCCCGGGATATCCGGAAACCCTCTGAAATTCAGGAAATTGTCGAACTTGCTGCGGCAGGTCTCGGCCCGCCGGTCGCAGCCCGCGATCAGCCGCAGAGTGTCCCCCGCGCCGACCGGGCCCCGGATCTCGGACCAGAGCTCGATCACCCGAAGCCCATTCTCCTCGCGATCGCCCTTGATCGCACCCGCAAGCCCGGCCGCGGGGCCCGACACCACCTCAAGCCGGCCCTGCTCGAACCAATGCGCCGCAAAGCCGGACAGCCCCTCGAAACGGAACGCCCGATGCCCGGTCACCGACACCGCAGCCAGGACGGTCGAGAAGCCCTCCTGCCCGGTGTCGAAACGACAGGCCCCATCGCCCAGAACCGCACCGCAGGGCACCTGATAGATCTGCCCCTGCGGCTGGTTCAGCCCCTCGGCCAGACCGCGCAGCTCGGCCTCGAAGGCCCCGGCCGTCCGGGTCATCTCGCCCAGCGTCCCGGTGAAGATCAGCGCGTGCTGTTCGGGCTCGCGCCAGTTCACCAGCCAGATCCTCAACCCCGCGCCGTCATAGCGTCCGGCCGAGATATCCTCCTCGGTGATCGCCTCCGAACTCAGCGCCGAAACCGCAGCCGAATTGTCGACGGAAAGCCCGGTGGTCTGGCTCAGCGCCCGCGCCGTCATGCCGGTATCGGCGCGGAAGGTGATCCCGCCAAAGACAAGATCGCGGTCGTGATCGGTGAATCCCAGCACGACGCCGTCCCGCCGGACCAGCGCCCAAGCCCGGGCAAGCGTTGTCGCACCGCTTTCCAGATGCGCCAGAAATGTCCCCGACAGCGCCATCAGATCCGCAGCTCCACCACAGGAACCGAGGGCACTTCGCCTGCCCGGAAGCTCTCGACCGAGCTTTGGATCCGATCGGTATCGAAGCGCACCGGCACATCGAATTCGAACCCTGCGGTAACGACCGCTCCCACAGGCGGCGCCTCGGCCAGCGTCACCAGACCGGAGGCGAGGTCGATCATGTAATCGGCCGGCGCGAACAGCTCGATCCCGTCCTGGGCCAGCCGAACCGTGCCCGCGACCGGCTTTGCGATCGGCCGCACATAGGACTGCCCGCCCGAGGCATAGGTTTTCCGAAGCTGGAACCGGACCGTGGCGCCATCGCCCGAACCGATCACCTGATCGCCCGGTGCGACATCGGCCGAGGGGCGGCAGGACTTGTAATCCGACCAGTCCTTCCAGCGGAACCCGTAAAGCTGGCCGCGCCGCGCCTCGAAGAAGGCGATCAGCTGCTCGACATCGTCGAGCGAACTCATTGCGACCCCGGCATCATAGCGTCGTCGGGCATGCTCCCAGGGGGTGTTGCGCTCCTCGAAGCCGTTGGCGAGGGTGACGATCTCGGTCCGGCGCTCGGGCCCCCCCACCGAGCCGAAGCTGAGATTGGCCGGGAAACGGACTTCGTGAAATGCCATAGGCGGTTTCCTCCCTCACCTGTTGCGCTGGGCGCGCGAGAGCAGGCGACTCATCTCGGCCGCGATCTGGCTCTGACTGCGCGCAAACCCCTGCACGTCCGGCGTGTTGATGTTCATGACGATCTGGATCGGCCGCGCCGGGCCGCCGCTGTCCGACCGCACGCCAAGGCGGCCATCGGCGCCGCGCGACAGCGGCAGGATCGCCTCGGGCCCGGCCTCGCCCATCAGCCCGGTCGCGCCCCGCATCGGAAAATACGTTGCCTGCGCCACGATGCCCCCGGAGGCAAAGGGAACGACTCGCCCCTGCGAGAAGCTCGCCCCCCTGGCAAAGGGCAAGGCGGCGCCCATCAGCCCCTCGATCCCGCTCGCAATCAACCCGCTCAGCTGCCCCTGCACCGGCTTCACGGCTGCGGCATAGGTCGCGTTGGCCACCGAATTGGCGACCGATTTCAGCGCGTCCGAGAGTTTCATCCCATCGAAGACCAACCCGTCGAAAGCCCCCCTCAGGCCGCGCCCGATGGCATTCGACAGCGACCCCACCTCGCGATTGGTCAGCGTCAGCGTGTCCCGCATCCGCAGAAGTCCCAGCTCGAAGGCCGCCGCGGTCCCGCTCGCCCCCCCCAGGGTCGTCTCCAGCGCCTCCAGTTGCGCCTCGAATGTCTCGATGTCCTCAGCCTCTGCCATGGCCTATCCTTCGCCCCTCGTTTTGTCCGGAAAGGCGCGAGCCAGTTCCTCCAGCCGCACCCGGCTCATGGGGGCAGGCCCGCCATCGGCCCCCAGCATCAGCATCAGTTCGGCAGGCGTAAGCCCCCAGAACTCGGACGGCCTCAATCCCAGCCCCCGGATGCCCGCGCGCATCAGCGCGCCCCAGTCAAAGCCCATCGTGTTTCGCCTCGGGCAGGGTGAAGGCCCGCGCCAGAAGCTGCGCGGCAGCCTGAGCGGCGGCGATCGGGCCGCCCCCGATATCTGCCTCGGCCAGATCGGAGGTCGTTCCCTGCCAGCCGCCGCCGCGCAACCCGGCAAGCAAAAGTGCGATCACGTCGCGGGTCGCGAAATGCCCCTCTTCGTAGCGCTCGATCAGCGCAAGCAGCGTATCGGCGCCCAGCGCCGCCTCCAGTTCGGCCAATGCGCCGAGCGTAAGCTTGAGAACCTGACGCTCTCCGTCGACCATCAGCGCCACTTCTCCTGCATGGGGATTTGGCATGGTCACATCGCCGTAAAGCTGAGGACACCGGCCGAGGCGAGCGTCATTTCATAGGTGGCCTCGCCATTATGGCTGCCGGCATATTCCAGGCTGCTGACCTGAAACCGCCCTTCGACGACCCCGAAATCCGGGATCACCAGCTGGAAAAGCGGCGTGAGACCGTCGAAGAAGACCTGCCGGGCACGGGCATCGGTCTCGGCATCCTTGAAGACGCCCGAACCGCTGATCGTGGCGGTCTTGACCCCCGCACCGGCCAGCAATTCACGCCAGCCCCCCTGGCTTTCCAGGCTGGTCACGTCGACCGGCTCGGCATTGAAGCTGATGCGCGAGGCCCGCAGCCCCGCGAAGGTCGAGAAGTCTCCCGAGCCGGAGAGGTCGACCTTGATGAGAAGATCCTTGCCGTTCTGCGCCGTCATTTCGCGTACTCCACATGTGTCATTCAATCGTCCTCGACCCGGACGGAGAACCGCAGGTCGATGCGACGCTGATCCTTCGCGCCGACGCGCCGGGCACGGGCGCGGTCGAACCAGAGCCCGACCACCCTCCCCCGGGCGAGCGCGAGCGGCGCCGCGGACAGGGCGTCCGAGATAGCTCCGGCGGCAGCCTTGGCCCGGGCGAACCCGCTCTCCTCGCTGACAACCGAGATCGTCACGCGGTGCAGAGCCCCGTCCGCGCCCTTGTCGGACGCGTCGCGGACCTCTTCCGGCCCGAGGCTCACATAGATCGGCGGAAGACGCCCCGCAGGCATCGCGTCGAAGATCGCATCCCCGACGATGGCAGTAATGGCGGCATGCCCCGAAATCCGCTCGAAGATCGCGGCCTGCAGCGCCGCCGCCATGCCATAGCTCATGCTGCGATCTCCTCTTCCGCGTAGCAGGCCAGATAGAGGCCGCGCGCGTCATGCTCGGTCACCGCATGGATGTGAAAGACCCGCGCGCCTTCGCGGAACCTCTGCCCGGCCGCGGGCCGGGAAGGCGCACCGGGCGGAGCGCCCCGGACCACGACCCGGTAAAGCACCCGCGACAAGGCCAGTTCCTCGCCGCCCCGCTCGCCCGCCATGCGCGGGCTCATCTCGGCCCAAAGCATACCGCGCGGCACCCAGGTTTCGGAAAAGCCGCCCGCGCCATCGGCGACAGGAACCGGCACCTCGAGAACCAGCTGCCGGTTCAGCATCGGTATCCGGCTCATCGTGGACCTCCCGCCGTCAGACGCAACGGCCGCCAGCGATCGGTAAGCGCCACGACACCGAACGGCATCGCGCCTTTGCCAGTCGGCTGCTCGACCCGGTTTTCGTAGTAATGCGCGGCCAGCAACAGCACCGCATGGCCCAGATCCTCGGGCACCGCCTCCCAGTCCGGGCCGAACCCCGCCTCGAAGTCGATCCGTACGCGGCCCTCGAAGGGAATGCCGGGCATCGTGCCCCCCGTCCCCCGCAGCTGCGGCGCATGGGTGTCGGTCACCAGCCGGTAGCGGGCGGGCGGAACCGCAACTGCGCTGCCATTTCGGTCAACGACCCGGATTTCGGTCACGGCCCGCACCGGGGCAACCGGCAAGCCCTGCCGGTCGCTCTGGCGCCAGCAATGCAGCTCATAGCTGAAACTGCGGGCGATCAGGGCCTTTCCGGTCCGCGCCTCGACCGCCGCGATGGCGGCCCGGAGCAGCGTCTCGAGATAGGCGTCCTGGTTTTCCTCTCCGGCAAATCCCGTCCCCAGACGCAGCTGCGCCTTGAACTGCGCAAGCGGAAGCGCCGCTCCGGGCACCGTCGTCTGCTCGATCAGCATCATCTTGTGGTTTCTCCGCTTTGCCTTGCTGCAAGGACGACGCGCGCAGCCCCGTCCCGCCCTGCCGGAGGGACCGACCGGACAGGGCCTTGCGGGGCTGCGCGCGCCTCACCGCCCCGAGACCGGGGACCGGTGTGGATGCGGTGCCGGATCGCCTGCGATCACGACACCGAGAACTTCAGCACCTTGATGGCGGCAAAGTCGCTGACATCACCGCCGACGCGCTTGGTGGCGTAGAACAGCACATGCGGCTTGGCCGAGAACGGATCGCGCAGCACCCGCAGATCGGGCCGCTCGGCCACGGCATAACCGGCCTGGAAATCGCCGAAGGCGATGGCCGTCGCATCCGCCGCGATGTCGGGCATGTCCTCGGCGATCAGCACCGGATAACCCAGCAACCGCGCGGGCTCGGCCGCGGCCAGCCCGTCCGACCACAGGAACCGCCCGTCGGCATCCTTCATCTTGCGAACGGCCCCGGCGGTCTTCGAATTCATCACGAATGTCGCGTTGGCGCGATAGACCGCGCCCAGCGAGTAGACCAGATCGAGGATCGCATCCGAAGGCGCGGCCACGTCGAAATCGCCATCGGCACCGGTCGCGACATAGCCGAGACTGCCCCAGGACCAGGAGGCCTCGGCAACCTTGGGATGGTCGAGAAAGCCCCGCGGCTTGTCGATACCATCGCCCGAGATGAAGGCGGCGGCCTCGGCCCGGGCGAACTTGTCGGCAATCCGTCCCGCCAGCCAGCCCTCGATGTCGAAGGCGCTGTCATCCAGCAGCCGCTGGCTGATCTTGGGCATCGCCGACAATTCGTGCAGCGGGATCGTCACCCGCTCGATCTGCGGCGTCGAGGTCTCGACCTGGCTGCCGGTCTCGCTCGACCAGCCCGACCCGGTATCCGAATGATCGACCAGCACGTCATAGGAACTGGCCTCCACCGTGACCACCTGCGAGATCGAGCGGATCGACGCCGTGGAGGTCAGGACCGACTGGATGCTGCTGGCGGTTTCGGGATCGATCAGATAGCCGCCATCGCCGGCCACCGCGGTCGACATCGCCTTGGCCTCGACTTCGATCCCGCGCAGAGCGTCATCGTCGCCGGTTCTCAGATAGGCGCCGAAGGCTTTCTTGTGAGGCACTTCGATCTCGGCGGAACGGGATAGAACGGGGCGCCCCGCGGTAACTTGCGATTTCCGGTCGAACATGGTCAGTCGCTCTTCCTGTTGTTTGAGTCTTGATTTGATTTCGGACTGGAAGCTGCTGAAATCTTTTATGAAATCTTCCAGTGCCTCACGTATTTCCATAGCTGGGCCACGCCCCCGCCCGGTCTTGACTTCGGTCTCGGTCATATCGCTTGTCCTGTCTGGGAACGGTCTTGCCGGCATCGGGGCGTTACCCCTCGGCCAGCACATGACGGGCGCCCGCAAAGGCATCCGCCAGATCGCGCAAGAGCGCCTCGGCACTTTCTTCCGTCTTGGTGCCGACCCGCGCATCGGCAAGCATCGGGAAGGTCACCAGCGACACTTCCCAAAGCTCCAGCTCGGCAAGCAACCTGTGCCCGCTTGCATCCTTGCTCGCACGCCTGGTGCGGTAGCCGATCGACAGCCCGTCGATCGCCCCGGCCGCGACCAACGCCGCCGCCTCGCGGCCGCGGGTCACATCGGTCAGGATCCGGCCCTTGACGTAAAGCCCGCGCGCATCCTCGCGAACCTCGTCCCAGACCCCGATCGGCTCCGACGGATCATGCTGCCAGAGCATTTTCACCCGCCGTCCCTCGGCCGCCATCTGCTGCAACGAGGCCCCATAGGCACCGCTCTGAACGATGTCGCCTCCGAAATCGGTGGCCCCGAAGACCGAGGCATAGCCCTCGATCACCGCACCCTCCTTCAGCGCCAGCGGCAGGGCATCGTTCTTGCAGAACTTGTGCTCGAGCGCGCTGCCAACGTCGTACTCCTTCATCTGGTCTGTCCTCTTCGCTGCTATGGGACGGAGATGGCGGCCAGGATCGAGGCGATGCCTTCGGCAAGGATCACCGCGACGATCCCGTAAACTGTCAGCCATACGCGCTTTTCGATCTGGTCCAGCATCTCCTCGATGCGTTTCAGCCGGTATTCGAGTGCGCTCCAGCGCTCTTCCATCACCCGCTCGCTGGCCTCGATCCGGATATGCGTCGCATCGAAGGGGGCGTAGAGAAACCGCGACCCCGATCTTGGCTGGGTCACCCTCGCCCCCCTTCCGGGCGCCTCGGCAACCCGAGCAGCGCGCGCTTCTCGTCTTCTGTCAGGAACTCGGCTTCTGAGATTCTCTTCCATTGCGTATCCCGCTCGGCGGCCAGCGCCGGCACCTGGTCGAGATCGGGTTTGAGAGACACCGCCGAAGAGCCGAAATGGGCAAGAAACTCGGCCAGGGCTCCGGTGACCTTCGCCACCAGGGGCACCACCGTCAGCCGATAGAAAGCGCGGTTGGCCTCCTGGTAATTGGCATAGGTCGCCTCGCCCGGAATTCCCAGAAGCATGGGCGGCACACCGAAGGCCGTGGCGATCTCGCGAGCCGCAGCCTCCTTGGTCTTCTGAAACTCCATGTCCGAGGGCGAGAAGCCCATCGGCTTCCAGTCGAGGCCGCCTTCCAGCAGCATCGGCCGTCCGGCATTCGCCGCCCCCTGGTGATAGGACAGCATCTCGTCCTGCAGCCGCGCATATTGCTCTTCGCTCAGCATCGACTGGCCGTCCGAGCCATTATAGATGATTGCGCCCGAGGGCCGGGCTGCATTGTCCAGCAGCGCCTTCGACCAGCGCGAGGCGGCATTGTGCACATCGACCGCGGTCGCGGCGGCCTGCATCGGCGACAGGCCGTAATGGTCGTCCTGCGGATGGAAATTCTTGATATGGCAGATCGGCGGCACCGGCCCGGTCATGTCGAAACGATGCTTGCGCGCGCCGACCATGTAGTCATAGGCGACGGGCCATCCGTCTGTCCCCGGCACCAGCCGCATCCGGTCCGAGCGCAGCACATGCAGTTCGAAAGGCAGCCCGGTCTCGCCGCCCACCGCCTCGAGATAGCCGTTCCCCGAAAGCAGGAGCTGGCCGTAAAGCGCCTCCATCAGCTCGGCGCGGCCTTGCGCCGGATTGGGCCGCCTGAGCAGCTCCATCACCGGATGCGTTTCGTACCGCCTGTCCTCGTCCTGGCAGATCAACGGCAAGGCCGCCGCGGATTCCGCGATCAGCTTGACCGCGCGAAAGCCGACGGGATTGGCATTGAACCCCGCCCTGATGAGCGAGCCCGTATCGCGCGGCGTCCAGGCCGCGCGGCCCGCTCCTGCCCAGGCGATCACAGGCCCCGTGGCCGAGGCCTTGGTCTCGGGCAGTGTTTCCGTCGCTCGGCGGAACAGGTTGAATTTCATCGCCAGTCATCCTCCGTTTTCGGTCGGCTCCGCCGGCGGCCGGACGGAAAGAAAAGGCCCGCCGCCCGGGTCATCCCCCGGGGACGGGCCGATCCCGGCCGTTCCGTGTCGCCCTGCGGGCTGTTCTGTCGGTCTAAAGGCCCCGCACGCGCGGCCGGCGCCACTGCGCGGCAGGCGCGATCATCAGATCGTTGATCGCCCAGACCAGGGCATCGACCCGGTCCGGGCTGCCACGGCCCTCATAGCCATGCGACGTCATGTGACACATCTGCTCCTCGAGCAGCTGCAACCCCCTGAGATGCCTGACGCGCCCCTGTTCGTAGAGCGCCGCCACGGGCTCGGCCCGGACGATCTTGCTTCGCGTCGCCCGAACCGCGCGGAACGGCACCATCGCGTCGAGCTGCCGGATCATGGTCTCGACCAGATCGCCACCCTGATTGACCTCGGCGACCAGGCGATCAGCCGAATGGCGTTCCATGGCCTCAAGCGCGATCTTTGCCCAGACTGTGGGCGCGGCGCCCGCCACGCTCGCATCCTCCAGCACGTAAGCGCTCCAGCTCTGGGGCGGCCCCTGCATCCGGACCCCGGCCACGACGATGCCGCATTCATCCGAGCCGGCATGGCTCGACACCGGCGGATCGACCGCCACCACGATCCGGTCGAGCTCCGGGGCCTCATCGACCCGCAGCGCCTCCAGCCGGGCAAGCGTCCAGAGCGCGCTTTCGGCCTCTTCCAGCAGAATGCCGTCCAGCTCCTGCCGACCGAGCCGGGTGCCGGAATAGCGCGTCCGCACCGCCTCCAGAAACGAGGCCGCAAGATTGGCGCGGTTGGCCTCGGTCGGCGCATGGGTGACGACCGTCTTCGGGTTCGACAGGATGGATTTAAGCACCGGTACATTGCGCGGCGTCGTCGTCACGCATTGCTGCGGTGCCTCGCCCAGCCTCAGCCCGAACTGAAGCATGTCCCAGGTTTCCTCGGCCCGTTTCCATTTTGCCAGCTCGTCCGACCAGGCGGCATCGAATTGCGGCCCACGAAGCGAGTCCGGATCATGCGCCGAGAAGACCTGCGCCACCGCGCCATTCGGCCAGACCAGTCGGCGCCGCGTCGCCTCCCAGTTCGGCCGCCGGTCGGGCGGCGAACAGGCCAGAATGCCGCTTTCGCCGAACACCATGACCTCGCGCGCCTCGTCGATCGTCTCGCCGACCAGCGCCACCCGGCGCGCCCGGCCTTCATCCAGCGGCCGCGCCCCCTCGACCTGCGCGCGAATCCATTCCGAACCGGCCCGGGTCTTGCCCGAGCCGCGCCCGCCCATGATCACCCAGGACCGCCAGTCGCCCTCGGGAGCAAGCTGATGCGGCAAGGCCCAGAATTCGAAAAGGTAGGGCAGCGCCAGCAGCACCGCTTCATCCATCCCCTCGAGAAACGCTGTCTGCGTCTCGGGCGGAGCGCAGGCGATCCAGTCGGCGCCTGACTTCAAGGCGCGCCTGATCAAGGTCGAGTGCCTGGATTCCTCCGTCGGAACCGGATTCCGCAT